TCAGCCTCCAGGGTGTCCTGCACATGGCATGGGAACTCTTTGATTGCCCATTCAACCAGGGCCTTATAGCCCACAGGTTTACGGGTCTTCTTACGGTTGCCCTTGTAGTCAGGCAGCACGGTCTTTCTAAAGTTGTCGCCCACTGTGAAGCACACCAGGTATTCATCGGTGTCCAGGCGCTCACAGAAGCTTTCTAGGCGGCTTTTGAATATCTCTTTAGCCTTACCTATGTCGCAATAGAGCGACCAGATATCGTCACCCCAGTCCACCTCTTCCTCGACGGCAACACATGCCTGGTATAAATATAAGTCGCCATCAATTAGTAAGGTGGTCTTGGTGTCACTGAGTGCTTGTAATATGTTCATCAATGGCCTCCTTAAAGTCTTGACCGTCTTCAGTGATTAGCCACTGGTTGCCGAATATTTCGTAATCTATTTCTGTGGTCAGCAGTCCCTTACTAGAGCAGACCGCGATGAACCAGGCGCTCTTCCTGGCAAAGTTTGATTTGACTGTGAACGGTTCCCGAGCAGCCTTGTCGAGCACAATCCAGAACCCAATTAAGGTGTCCAGGTCTGTTTCAGTGTCGCTAGATTCAGTGGGTGTCACTCCAAGTTCGTCCCAGGTTAAACTCTGCTTCGACTGGGAGGTTAAATTGGAATGCTTCTCCTGCTTCTTTCGCCATTCTTCGAGTGATATTACCGACATCGTTTGCTATCTCCTTGGTCTTGCAGGCAATCTGCACCTCGTCATGAACCCAGCCGACGATGTATGCTTCTAGCCCTTGCTTAGTTATCTCCTTATCGATTAATGCCAACCACTGCTTACACAGGACTGCACCAGACGACTGGAGTAATTGAGAAAGGCATCTGTGCTCTGACCTCACGAACAGCTTTCTGCCGTCCAGACCTTTGAGGTATCCACGCTTAAATGCATTTTGTAGTTCTTGCTTTAGCCTTGCGAATGCAGGCACGTTGTAATCGAATGCAGCTTTGAGTCTTTTACCATCCTTGGAATTACCACCGACAATTTCACCAATGAGCTTGTCACCCCCACCAAAAAGCAGTGAGTAGATGAAGGTCTTGGCAGCATCCCTTGTGGGGAGTCCTGCAGCCTTCTGGTTAAAAGTGTGTATGTCTGACTCGAGTATCTGCTTGGCGTACTCACCGTCATCCTCCAGGTAGTGCGCCAGGCACCGCAGCTCTAGACCTGAGAGGTCAGCACCACATAGCGTCCAGCCTTTAGGTACGGTCCAGAGGTCTCTGCACTGCTTGCCGAATGCTGACCTGGTCGAGGGTACCTGGGCCGCGTTAGGTGAGCGATGTGCTGCCCTCCCTGACACAGTGCCACCACTGATAATGGTGTGGCGTATCTTGCCGTCGCTGTCTACCTTCTTCATCCATGCCTGGCTACCTTCAGCCAACTGAGCAATCCTCTTTTGGACCAAGAAAAACTTAGCTAACTTTTGCGCCTCTGGGTAAGGCAGCTTAACCAGCACTTGCTCGTCGACCTTAGCCTCACCGGAAGGCGTAAAGTGCTTGGGCTTCCAACCGTACTTTTCGACCAGGCAGCGGTGGATATGCTTTCTACTATTTGGGTTAAAATCGACCACCGTTACTTTGGTGAACACCTCGCCCTTAACATAACCTCGAGACTTGTTGTTAACTTTAGGTATAAAGTCCAGGTGTATTTCCCAAGGCTCGAATAGTTCATTGAGCTCTTTCTCCAATGCAATCCTAATCTGAGCGAGCTCGACGTACAGCTCACTGGCTTTATCCTGGTCAAAGGTCCAACCGTTGTTGCCAACCCTAAAGCATACTTCTGCGAGCTCGTGCTCAAGGTCCAGGGAACGCTGCGAGAAGTCTTTAGCATCACCCATAAGACGGGCATAAAGGAAGCTGGTGACGTTAACGTCCTGGATGCAATAGTCCAGCATCTCTTGGTTGCACTCTTCCCAGCCACCATCATAATCACCCTTCATCGTGCCCATTCTTAATCCCCAGGCTTTCAATGAGTGGCTACCCCAAAGTCTTTTTGGGAAACCTTCAGGCAGGCTTACCGAGTTTGCATCGTCATTTATTAAGTCAGCTGCAACTAGGCGACTGATGACCAGGGTGTCGGTAATCTTTCCGGTGGGTTTGAACCAGGGGTACACTTTCTGAAGCGCAGGAATATCAAAGGCAATAATGTTGTGGCCTATGATTTCATCGGCACACTGCAGCATTCTTAAGCATTCTTCGATGTCCTGGCCAACGTGTGCCAGGCTAACTTCCTGAACACCTGAGTCCAGGTCGTAGTGCCCAATACAGTGAATTTTTGTAAGCTCAGGCAAGAGGCCGTCGGATTCTAAATCGAACACGACCTTCATAGGTCTAACTCTTTTTGGATAGCTCGGTCACCTTCCCTCAGAAACCAACGCCCAATTTTAACGGAGCGCCCATGCCTATTATTAACTGGAACATCAACCCGCTCGATGTTGTAGCCATCGTTGATTAAGTTGTAAATTACTGCTGATATCCGAGTGATGCCCATGTGGCTGAAGGCATACTGTGAGGTGATTCCAGCACCTGTGGTTAGGTAACTGAGTACTGCTTTTTTCTGGCTCATGGCCTTGTCTCCTTAGTTACGACTTTTAAAATCGCAGGTTATCCCCGCAGCCGCTGTCGCTTAGGCGGCTTGTGTTTCTGTCATATTTGAGTGTTCCGGCCCAACCTACTTGACCAGTGAATCTGTTCTTGAGAACGACCAGAGTTCTTGTGTCATCCGTGGGGTCGTCTGGATTAACCTGGAGACCGATGCATTGGTCTGCTAACTGAGCAATTGAGTGGCTGCCACGTAGCTGTGACAATTTAATAGACTCGCCACCCTCATGCCCTGCACCCCCAGGCCGCGTAAGGTGGCTGACCAGGAACAGCGTAATTCCAAGCTCCTGGACCATCTGCCGCAGGGTTGTCATGACGCTGTCAATAAGCCGCCTCTCATCGGTCACCTGGCCAGTAAGTCCTGAGACCAATATGCTGATGTGGTCGAGGAATATGTGGGTACAGCCCATAGCTTTCACCATGTACTGAATGCGGTTGACGATAGTGTCGAGGGAGGTGCTGCCGAAGTGGTTGAACAGTTGGATGTCCTGGTGTTGGAATAGCTCGTCGTGAGCAGATAGGACCTCTTCCGGTGAAGCAGCATCAAACTCTTGGACAATGTTTTTATTCATGTGAAGGCTAAGTAAGCCACGCACTGTTCTGCGGTTCTCTTCCTCGAGCATCAGCATGCCGACCTTCTGGTCGTTGCAATGTAGGTGGTAGGCAAACTCAGTAATCAAAGTACTTTTGCCGACACCAGAACCTGCACAGATTGTTATTAGCGTGGATGGGCGAATGCCCTTAGTAATTTCGTTAAGCTGTGCGTAAGGATATTTGACCAGAGATTCTTCATCGGTCTTGGTGATTTCGTCGCGCATATCAGAAGTTGACACAATGCCATCAGGTCGCCACTCCGATGCTTTCCAAATCGCATCGACAATGTGGGCCTCCGCTCCATCCTGCAGAGCATCATTAACATCTTTGTACTGAAGCTTAGCTATCTTAACTTTGCCAACTGGCAAGGCCTCCGCACATTCAATAGCGGCTTGTTGACCCGCTTCGTCCTGGTCAAACATCAGTACAATTTCATCGAACTTTGCCAGGTAATCCCAGGCTTTCATTAAGCTCTTCTTTGCCGACTGCGCTCCATTGGGAATGGACACCACTGGCCATTTGTTTTGCTGAGCCTGTGAGCAGGACATGGCGCAAATTTCGCCTTCGCAGATAACAATCTTACGTCCTGCGTTCCAAAGCCACTGGCCAAATAAGTCCATCTTTTTACCGTCACCAAGAATCGTAAAGTTCTTGTCAACATCACGTATTTTCTGGGCAACAATCTCACCCGTTGATGAACGGTAGTTAGCAATTTGGACAGGGCGCCCACGGTACTCACCGACGGTGTAATCAAACTTCCGGCAAGTGGCCTCGCTAATACGCCGAGCAGCCAGGGGCATAACTTCGCCTTCCAGCAAGTCTCTGTTTATTTTTTTAGGGGTCGCAGTGTGTTCACTATCGGCGTTATCGCCAGGCTTGTATTTCTGGCAGCCAAAGCACCAGGTACTACCATCACTATAAAGTGCATTGTTGTCTTTGCTCCCACACGCGTCACAACCAGTGTGCATTACGAATGTGTTTTCATTTTGTTCTTCGTTCATTTCCACTTTCCCTCAGGCACAAAAAAAAGGGGGCAGCCGATACTTTGGCCACCCCCTCTTTGCTCTCCTTAACTACACTTAGCATTAGTCGCTTTCGTGTAGCCACTCGTCAGGTATCGTTTTATGGGCATACACAAATCCATTCTTGTCACAGTAAGATGCGTATGTCGTTTTCGACCCTTTGTAGAGTTTTGAATTGCAATTACTAAACACAAAACGAATGTCGATATCTGGGTGCTGCTTCTGAATCAGCAGATGCTTTTGCCTATCAGCCGTGTCCCAGATACCTTTTGTCTCGACGTAAAAAAAGCCACCAGGTTTAGGTAGCTTGAAGTCGGGTGTGTATTTAGCATTGCGCTCAGGCACTACGTAGTGGACCTTGTCTGTCTCATAGCTAACCTCAAGTCCTGCCGAGGTAATCTGCTTAGCTATCTTGTCCTCAAGTCCACTGCGGTACCCGTGTTGAATCCCACGTTGCTTGGCGCTAGAAGCGGTCCGCTGATGTGGTTGTCTCCGCTTCGGGTATCGGGGCATCGAAAGCTTCCTGCATGATATCGTCTCCCACAAAACTGCCCTCAACAGCCTCAAATCCCTCACCGCCTGATGTACTACTAACCAGGTCAATCACTTGCACACTTTGAAGCTGCAGCGAAACACCCGACTTACCCGATACTGTCCAGGGGGCGATGATTCCTTTAACCTTAATTGTGCTACCTGCCCAAATCGCAGGGACCTGCTTACCTACAAGGTTTTGCCCCTGTGCATCAAAAAAAGTTGGGGCATACTTAGATTTAACTTTGAAAACAATCTCACCAGAATCTTCATCGGTGTCATAAGGCAATGACGCTTTGCTTGCTTTGTTACCAAAGTTTTCCTCAGCGACTTTGTTGATGAGTGCTGATAGTTCTTCGCTGTCGCCGACTATCAGATTCGTTTTATATTTTGGCTCACCGCCAAACGCATTGTCTGGTTGATTGAGCCAAGGGTACTGCGCTCGACCTGCGGGTGAAGTGAATCTAATTTTATTGCTTTGAGCCATCTGGCTTCTCCTTGGTTTTTTCTGGGGTTAGGTACTGCGGTTTGATTTCTGGCAATTCGATGCCAAGTCTTGAAGCTTCTAGCTGAAGCGTTATTGGGTAGGTGCCGCCTTTCTCAGAGATGAGTTTAGCCAGGCCCCTTACCCGTTCACGGGGGTGCATATGTGGTCCTTTGTTCTATAGGTGGACATAACGTCCGAGAGGTTAGCTGAAGCAGTATTCCGAATTAGGTATTGCGCCTAAATCTAAACTGCCTTTGGGAGGTATTACGACATCAAGTTTCTCAAGTCCTGCGTAACTTAGTTGCTTGCTTGCCTGGTTAAGCAAATCTGAATACAGGCAGTAATCCTGGTAAATTTCCACAAATGAAGCACGGACACTGTTGTACATAATGTCTGTGTCGGCTGGCGTTGTCCCGAAGCTGTCATGGATTAGGAAGAAATCCTCAACGCCATTTTGCTTTGCGGTAAGAACGGTAAGTAGCAGGTGGCTTGAGTCCATACTATGGATTATGTTTGGCGACACCGCTGCCTTAGCTTTCTTTTTGTCGACACGATTACTAGCACGAGTCCTTACAGATACTTGCTCACGTTTTGGAGCCTGGGTCACGCGGTCATACAAATATATTTTGACCTTCTTAACATCCCATTGTGTGTACTTTTGGATGACGGGAAATTCAACAGGGTTGTCGAAACGTAGTGACTTACCTTCGTGCGCCAAGGCTCCTGCTATTTGCTGAAAGAAATCCATTCCCGCAGAGGCACTGCTAATCACTTGGCACACTGCCTCATAATTTAACTTCGCCAGGAACTTGGCATGCTCTCTGTGGGCTAATTTTTCGTCACCAAAATGATGGTGCTCCAGCTCCTTACGCATAACCTTCTCGGACAAAGGGCGCATGACTTCATCCATAATCTGGTCAGCAAATCCGTATTGACCACTAGAATATCCATAGGTCATCACGTTTCTTTTTAAGGTGCCTCTGCCAACGCCGTATGAGAGCCAACAATTACTCATTGCAATTCTTCTAGCCCTGACTTGCTTGGCCGTCTTAACAAGGGCGCCCTTTTTATCCTTCACATCTGTTAGCAATGGCTCCGCATAATTAACATCAGCAATTTCCAAAAGTCGTTTGTTCACCACATCAGCAACAGTTTTGTATACGTCTTGTGGCTTTTCACCAGGCACCAGATTAACCAGAGTACCGTCAGCTTCATCTAAGCTCGCAGCTGAGTAATGCTGGACACCACTGTTAGTACCATCGAGGCTTACAGGCAAGGAACAAACATACCCAGGCCCGTGGTCCATATAATTGGCCAGCTCACGGCATGCCGCCAGAAATTGGAAAGGTTTATCAGCCGTTGACCAATAGCAGAAGGTCCCTTCACTGTTACGCCCAACGTCATAAAGCTTTGCCTTATTATCTTCAACCCAGGCTGCCCTATCGGATAACGATTGCTTGCTTATCTTATTGAAGTCACCAACATTGGCCAAATGAACATAGAGCCAAAAAGCACTATCGTCATCCATTACTTTGCCGCGTGATAAAGTGAACATAGCTTTGATATGGTCGTCGCGGTGATAGGAAAAATGTGGCACAGGGTACACACGGCCGCGAAAGTCAAAGTTAAAGGGTAGCCAGAATTGCTCAAACTGTGAGAGCTCTGTAGCTGTCGCAAGGTCCTGGTACATCAGCATCGACGCCCCAGTGAGCTCACGATTCTTTTCACGGACCTCACGCACAGTCTTAACATAGAGCACCTGCTCATCCGTTGTCAGTGCGTCAAAGTCTTCTGGTCGCTCAGGAAACTCCAAAGGTGTGGCGCGTGGGAACTTAC